GGAGATGTTCCACTTCCTTGTATGCGGATTTCTGGTTGAGAAACTATCTTTCCATCATAGTAAAATTCATTCCATATCGCTTCATCCCAATAACCCCCTGCGCCTTGCAGTTCTTCATATTTAAGAAGATGAGTGGCAATAGATGGATCAGCATAAGAGAAATCTGGATTAAAGCGAATATACGAATAACCTACGGTTGAAAGCTCAACTTCAATTTTTCTAAATCGCTTGATTGCTGAGGGTGATTTTACATTATTAAATGCTGTTCTGATATAGGCTTGAATAGGTTCACCATCAAAAGATGATCCGGTATTAGCAACATAAACATAACCATCTTCATCGCCAAGTAAAACGATATCTCGCCCACTTGCATCCTCACCACTCCATGCGTAACTAATATTGATGGGATAGGTGAATTGAGAAAAGTCATGACCAGTGGTCGCAGCGCCTGTTTGCGTTACGCCCGAAGTCATTGTCATAATAATACCCGTACCGTCATTTGCATAAAACCTAACTTGGTTTTTGCTTTTATAAACCGCAGTAGCGACAATCTTTTCTCGGAAACGATCAATAACGGGTTGAATGGCTCGGCTAATGGTATCGTGTTCAAAGCCACCGAATACATAAGAAGGAACAATGCGGATAATCCCTTTATCATCAAATGAATAAAGTGCGCCAAGATTCATTAACCCATAATGAATAGCACCAATATCTGGAGAGATTAGTTCCGCTTTGTAAAGACTAGTTTGCGAATCAACGGATACTTGCCAAAAACTATCTCGACACGCAACAGCAAGAACCCCGCCAACAATCGGACTCATACCAGTAATAGTATCGCCAAATTCTTGAACATCTTGAAAACCTAAACTAGTTGTTCTAAAGTCATGGGGATTACCTACCGCTGAAAATATTACTGTACCAAAATAAGATAAGGCAAGTTGACCATTAACCGCTGCAATAGTGGTCGGTGCATCAATGGTTATTTGAGTTCTAATGGGAATATACACGTCACCGTCAAACTCAAAAGCACGATTTAATGAATCTGCACCATATAATTTTTTACCATCGGACGCGGCTGAAAAGTTATGTTGAACAAACTGATAATTACCACCTTGTAGAATGCTAATTTGAGTAACAGGATTTCCACTGGGATTATCAACAACAGCGATATCAATAATACCCACTCGTATCGTATCCGCTACATTACTTGTCCATGTGCCGGTGACACTTGTGACAATAAACCGCCCATTGTCACTTCTCAAATTAATTGGATCAGAATGGAGCGCCCATTGACTATATGTACCAGAGCCAGTTTTATTTGTGATATTGATAACAATTTGATTTGCACTATAAGAAGTGACAGTACCATTCATGTAATTAGTTGGTGAAGCAGATGCCGTAATTAGAATTGCTTGACCTGCAACATAGGCTTTACCAGTTTGCGTAGTAAAGGTATGAGAACCCAATGCCATTGTAATTGTAGAATCACTACTCGCATCTAAATCATCTAAATTTTGAGAAGTTTCAATTACTTGTCGCTTAACAGTCGCTGTTGCGCCAGAGTTCTTTTGATTAATAACCACACCATCAAGCACATCTACCGTACAGCTTTTAAAAGGCAGTGATTTGAACAGTGTAATTTGTTGCCATCCAGTGGAAGTTGATTTCCAAATATCGACTGCTGTTCCTGCCGCGTTATCACGAAACGCATAAGCAATGCCTTTGTACATACAGACACCGCGAAGCACCCCACTACCAGTTACAGCAGTAATATCGGCACGATAATCATCCGCTACTAAGCCAAGTGCAGTGGCATGACCAATACCTGTAGGATGTCCGTCTTTGGAAGGCAGGATAGTTAAAGCGCCTTTTACAACACCACCGACTTTAAAGTTTTCAAGAACAAATGTTCCCGTCACTCTATCGATAATCAGATAGTTTGATTCAACCTGCAATACTTTACCTGTAGCCGCGCTTGTAGCACCTGTAATCGTTTGCCCTACTGTGACAGCGCCTACAAACGTGCATGGGCAGTAGTAGTAACTTTGAGCGCTCGGAGAAGGTCTACCGTCAAATCTTTCATAACCATCAATGCGACGATAACCCCCAAGGGCATTACACTCATAGTTATTGATTGAGATACATTTACCGGCATCAATAGTGAGAGGGGGCGATACCAAATCAAGTCCACCTGCAAAACGTGAGTATTGCGTCTGGGTTTTAACATTAGGTAGCGCGTTCATTCTCATGCGAGTTCTTCCGAAGCAGTAGGGACAGGGCAGTTAAACTGTTCAAGTTTGAATAATAATTTGCGGTATTCAATGTTGCCGATAGCGTAAAGCTCTTGGGCATTAAGTTGAGTAGCAAAATACATCAATGCTCGCCAAACCACGATCATGTGAAAACGAGTTTGAAAAGCAGGTACATCCGTATCATTTACAAGCACGAAAGGATTTTTATAATACTCGCCTTCTACCGTGTAAATATTGTCTGGTATTGGATAAAACGTAAGGGAATTATCCGCAGGTTTAATTGTAAAATGTGTTGGGAATCCGGTTTGAATACGCGCATTCCCAAACATAAATAGGTCACGAAACTCGTCCCATTCAACAGGAATCAAATACTGTTCGCTGACAATACCGTTTGCTGTCAAATAGATACGCATTGTTTCTGGCGACCATTCGCTTAAATCAGTCAAACTGATAGCGGTTTCAGAATAATTATTAACACCGACGATGGTATTAAATGACATATCTCCTCGTAGGAAATCCCAATTGGCGTGTTGTAGTTGAATATCTGCATACGCAGTATTGATGTAATCAACAGCTTGTTTGTATTCACCCTGCTGATTTGCCGTTGTGATGAGTCCTGCACCAGAAATATCTGCTTCAGATAAAAGGCGATTAGCGAGTTCAAGAAATGTCATGGTTAATTCCAGTACGGTTAATTAAATATTATTGCGACAACACTGTGGTCAACCACTGATAACCGCGTGGATTAGGGTCTTTGATAACGCTGAATGGATACTTTTGCGACGTGTTACGCGAAATCATATTCACAGGATTTTCATCATTAGTATTAGGCGCAATAGTAATAAAAGTATCTGACTTTGCTCTAGCCAAAACTTCGATATATTTACGAGCAACTTGAATAGGCTTACCCACTTCGAGCCATTCAATACGACCATTTACAGCCACGTCTACAAATCTTGGTGAGTAACGATCCGCAGAGGGTTCTAAACGGATAGTGATTTTTTCTTCCATAAAAGCCAATTCGTCAAAATAGACCATATCCAGTCCATTTGATTCAACAATAATTTCTTCATTGTCACGAATATCAGCAACGCTGTCTTGCAGATTAATTGCAGGTTTCGCTCTACCGCGAACTTCTTCTGTATGTAGTTCTTTTTGGATTGCCATTGTTAAAACTCCGATAAATTAAAAAATGGCAGTGCGCCTAAAAGACACACTGCCGATAACGCATTAACCAGATACGCGAACTGATAAATTTTTACTAGCTAAAATCATCGCTGTAGTAGCGTTTTGTGATAATTGTACAGTACGGTCACGAACTAAGATTGAGTTAGCGCTAACCAATGTACGAGTACCTGCTGCAACAGTTTTGATACATACGTTGTCGTTAGTAACGGCAACACCTGTACCAGAAGAACCTGTACCAGCAGCGGTAGCTAAGAACTGAACACCAACGGTATTTGAAGGAGCGCCAAGAGCAACCCAGTCAGTTGTACCAACAGTTTTAACAGTGTAGAAAGTATTCACTGCAATAGCTGTTGCGGCTACGTCAACAGTAACACCTTCAAACCATTCAAATTTAGAAAGGTCAGTAAAGTTTTCAACACACACATAACGTGGTTTAGAACCGATATCTAACTCGACATAATCCGCTGCAACAATAGTCGTTGCGTCAAATGACAAACGAACAAAGGTATCGAGTTGGGAATCTTCGTCATTTGATTTATTTGTTAATACATAAGTTGTATTTTCAGCCATTTCATAATCCTCAAAAGGGTGCGCTGAGAATTAACTCAGCGCTAAATTAATTAAAGTGATTTAACGCCAGCGTAGCCTAAAGCCATCCACTGATTGTTTTCAATCATCACACCTTTCCACCAGATAGACCCGGCATAACCACGTTGACCGTGTGGATCAGATTTAGTTTTTTCACCCGCTGGGATGAAAGTAGGTGACATTGATTCTTTACCGCGCAATGCAATTTGCGAGAACGCATCTTGAGCAAATACAAAGAAAGGATACACGTCAATGTTTGTACCTAAAGTTGATTGGCAACCGGTTGAGCCTGTAGCCGCACCTGCGCTCAATTGAGCAGGTAAATCTGGTGAAGTAATGAAACGGAAACGCTCAACACGACCAATTTCATTTGGCATTGGAGTGCCGCTTGCATACGCTGAAGTTGGAATAAAGCCTGCAATATCACGCAAATCTGGTTCAAAGTCAGTGTGGCAAATAACCACATAGCCGCTTTCAACAGGTTGTGTTGCAATATTTGGAGATGCTTTTAATGTGTTAGTCACAGGACGAGCATGATTAGCTTGCATTGCTTTGGTGATTTTACGAATGTTAGCTAATTTCAAATAGTCATTAACTGTACCAATAGATGTACCTGTACCTGCGTAGAACACGTTAGTACACGCTTTTAAAGCACCGAATAAAATCATTTCGTTAACAAGCGCAACACGCTCACCAACTTGTTCAACCATAGCTTTTGGAATGTCATCTTCGTACAAATCAGCCACTTTATCAGTGAAGCTGTATAAGCATGAGTATTGGTTGATTACCGCAGTAATGTCTTGCGCTACGATAGTATCCGCTTGTGGTGTAACGCCTTCTTGCGTTAAGTGTGCGTTAGCCATTGCCGCGCCACGATCACCTGCTACGTTTTGGAAGAAGATGTTTGGATTACCAGCAGTTGCGTTGTAAGGAACATAGCGACGTGCCACATAAGTTTCACTTTGG